GTAACAGGTACTGTAACAGGCAACGTTGTTGCTACAGCCGGATATATTCAGCTTCGTACTGCTACTGCCACTGTGATTGCTACGGCAGCAAATGCAATTAATACGACTGGCAAAGCTGCTGGAACAATCGTATTTGATACGACAAACAGCAAACTGAAGATCGCCACTGGCGCTACAGCTACTAGCACTTGGGTTGACGCAGACGGTACTAACGCTGTAACACCCAGCTAATAGGGGTACATCATGGGGATGCAATATGATGTATGGTCGGTAAAGATCAGATCGGATGCTGATTTTTATGTAACGTCTGTCACCCCTTCGGGGGCCGGTGCGTTGGCGATGGTAAAGAACCAGCCGGGGATCAATGGCTACGGCTACAAAGTATCCATCACTGGCGTGTCTAATGAATCGGGCAAGACCTTTACCATTGTAGGACGCACGGTTGCTGGCGACACGGTTACCGAAACTGTGACCGGTCCTAACGCCACGACGGTATACAGTACGAACTACTTTTCACAAGTAACGTCTGTATCAGTAAGCGCTGCTACTGCTGGCGCTATTACGGTGGGATACGGTGGTGATCTAGCATTGCCAGCCACGAGGATTAAAGGTCTTTATTACCTTGCATCTGGCACAGCAGGGACGATTATTGTTACGCGCAATAGTGATTCTCAGATTCTTCTTGAGATTGATACGCCTGCTTCTGCGACTCAAGTTAATAGTCTTTACATGGCGGCAGAGGGTATTAGGACGGCGTATAGCAATAATGACTTTGCTACAGTTTCGCCCACAAGCGTGACGGCAGTTACTTTAATCTGCGGCTAATCATGGCTAAGACACCAGCTTGGCAACGCAAAGAAGGAAAGAACCCTAAAGGTGGTTTGAATGCCAAGGGTAGAGCTTCTTATAACGCTGCCAATCCTGGGAAGCCTGGACTTAAGCCGCCTCAGCCTGAAGGTGGGTCTCGTAAGAAATCATTCTGTGCCAGGATGGAAGGGATGAAGAAGAAGCTTACGTCATCCAAAACAGCTAGTGATCCAAACAGCCGGATCAATAAAAGCCTTCGCGCATGGAAATGTTAAATGGACCCGATGCTGATTTGGAATCTAATCACTTCAATCTTAGTGGGACTGGTGATGTTTATGCTGAAGACCTCGCATGACGAGCAACAGCGGATTCAAATCCTACTAAATAGAACGAGGGAGGAAATCGCTCGTGACCACATCACTCGTGCAGAAGTTCGTGCGGATCTTGAAAAAATTATGGAACGATTTGATTCAGGCTTTGAACGGCTTGAAGCAAAAATTGATGCCCTCGCAAAGAAAGGATAATCATGGCAGTGATCAATAACATTCCCAGCCCACCAGACATGGCTTCTTCGAAATACGACAAGAAGCTTGCTCCAAAACCAAAGCCCAAGAAAGAGCCAATCAAAAAGGCTGAGGTAGAAGAGTATGGTATGGAAGTCATGACTGCTAAGAACGGTGGTTATGTCAAAGCTGCCGATGGATGCGTCAAAAAGGGACGCACCCGCGGAACGATGGTGAAGATGTAATGCCAACTGTTTCTGACAAACAAGAAAGGTTCATGCAAGCAGTCGCGCATAACCCTAAGTTTGCGAAGAAGGTAGGCGTTCCTCAATCAGTAGGTAAAGAATTTACCAAAGCAGAAGGTGGTCAAATGAAAGAATCCAAAGCAATGATGAAAAAAGAGGTGGGCTTTATGAAGGCGAAAGGCGCGCCTAAGTCCATGATCAAACACGAAGAAGCCGAGATGAAAGCCATGAAGCGTGGCGGCAAGGCTTACGCTGCTGGCGGATTGGCTGCTGGTCATAAGGCTGCTGACGGCATCGCTAAGAAAGGCAAGACCCGTGGCATGGAAGTGACTATGAAGGGTTCTACCGGCATGAAAGCTGGCGGCAAGGTCAAGAAAATGAACTACGGCGGTAAGTGCTAATGATGTCTTCAAGGGGCATGGGGGCGATACTGCCCTCAAAGATGCCTACGGCTCGGCGTAAAAAGCGTCGAGACGATACAGACTTTGTGGCGTTTGCTGAAGGCGGCGAGTCTCGTGTCAATGAAGCAGGTAATTACACTAAGCCGGGAATGCGTAAGTCTTTATTCAACCAGATCAAAGCCGGTGGTAAAGGCGGTTCACCAGGGCAGTGGTCAGCTCGTAAAAGTCAATTATTAGCTATGAAATATAAGGCCCGTGGCGGTGGGTATCGAGACTAAGCAGTGTTCAATGTGTGGAGAAGAAAAGCCGTTGACTTCTTTTAGAACTCGGGGCGGCTCTCAAACACACTTATTAAAAAGCCGTTGTAATACTTGCTTATTTAAAGAACACCGTCGTTGGACAGAAAACAACCCTGAACGAGTCCGAGAGTACCGTAATAAAGATAGTTGGACTTTAGCCAAACGATGTGCCAGAAGAGGTATATCACCAGAACAATTAATTGATAGGTACGAACGGCAAGAAGAATGCTGCGCCATTTGTAAGAAAGAAATAGAACTTATTGACAGTGCTATTGATCACAACCATGTTACTGGTGAGTTTCGTGGGGTTTTGTGTAAACAGTGTAATAGGGCGTTGGGCATGTTCAACGATAGTTCTACTGTGTTACGTAGCGCAGTAGAATACTTAGAAGCTTTTGGGAGCTATGGTGATGGCTCTTAAAAAACCGCAAAAAAGTCTAAAAGATTGGACTGACCAGAAGTGGAGGACTAAAAGTGGCAAACCTAGCACACAGGGTTCAAAAGCAACTGGCGAGCGGTATCTCCCATCGGCGGCAATTAATGCTCTTACACCTTCAGAATACGCTGCGACATCAAGAGCGAAACGCGCTGGCAAACGCGCAGGAAAGCAGTTTGTCAAACAACCGGCAAAAATTGCCGCAAAGACTGCGAGATTTAGATGACCACTAGCGGTTCAACAGATTTCTCACCAGAGTTCACAGAGATCGCTGAAGAGGCGTGGGAGAGGGCTGGCCGCGAAATGCGGACTGGTTATGACCTTCGCACGGCCAGAAGGTCCATGAATCTGATGACTATCGAGTGGCAGAACCGCGGCATCAATATGTGGACGATTGATCAGGGAACGATTACCCTGACAGCAGGCGTTAATACGTATGCACTACCCATTGATACGATTGATTTGCTCGAGCATGTCATACGTACAGGGCAAAACGTTTCATCGACACAAGCGGATCTTACGATTACTAGGATTAGCGTATCGACCTACGCCACCATTCCAAACAAGCTTCAGCAGGCTAGACCCATACAGGTTTGGATTCAGCGTTTATCTGGACAGGTATCACCGGCAAATGCAACGTTGTCTTCGACGATTAATTCATCGACTACAACGATTACGTTAAGTTCAACGGCTAGCCTTCCGAGTGCAGGATTCATCAGGATTGATAGCGAAGATATTCTTTATCAATGGCTTGATGGCAATAACTTAGGCGGCGTAGTACGTGGACAGAACGGCACGACGGCGGCAAGTCATACATCAGGCGCAACAATCTACAACCCTAACCTTCCCGCGGTAACAGTCTGGCCTACGCCAGACAACAGTACGACCTATCAATTCGTTTATTGGAGAATGAGAAGGGTTCAGAACGCAGGCTCAGGTATTCAAACAGCCGATATGAACTTCCGCTTCCTTCCATGTCTTGTAGCGGGATTGGCTTATTACATTGCCATGAAAGTTCCTGAACTTGTTCAGCGGGTTCCTATGTTGAAGGAAGCTTATGAAGAGCAATTTAACTTAGCCGCTGGCGAAGACCGAGAGAAAGCTGCTATACGATTCGTACCTCGCCAACAGTTCATTGGATCTGGAGGCGGCTATGGGTAATGAAACGTTTTTGGCATGGGCAGCAGGATTTTTTGACGGCGAAGGTTGTGTGCTTGTTTCTAATAGAAACAATAATAAATTTCATTTGTTATTTACAACTGTTACACAACAAGATCCTACTGCCTTGCATTTATTAAAACAAAGATTTGGCGGAAACGTAACGCCGGATAAAACAGCTGCTTCGAATTGTTATGAAAGAAAAGGTGGCGTTGTTTTGGTGTGGAGATGGAAAGCGTCTAGCGCGGTTGCCTATCAGTTTTTGAAACAAATTGAGCCTTATACAATAGTTAAAGCCGAACAGGTTCGTGTGGCTCTTGAGTTCCCAGCAGCTGGTGTAAGATTTTGTCATAACAATCCTATGCCAGAAGAGATTCGAGCAAAACGGGAGCAGGTTATGGTGACGTTGCAACAGCTTAAAAAAGCACAAAAAGTGGTTTTAAAGGTGGCAAATGGGTAATAGATTTGCTTCTGGTAAATACTCTATTGCCGTTTGCGATAGGTGTGGACAGCAATTTAAGTTAAAGCGTCTTCGTACTGAAGTTATTAAGACCAAACGGTATAACCTCTTGGTATGTAATGAGTGCTGGGATCCCGATCAGCCTCAATTACTTCTTGGCATGTTTCCTGTGGACGATCCACAGGCTGTAAGAAATCCAAGAAAAGACACGACTTATGTTACCGCTGGGGTAAATGGTTTAGAACTATTACCTAATTCATCTGGCGGATTTCCAACGGGCGGCTCTCGAGATATTCAATGGGGCTGGAGTCCTGTAGGTGGCGCAGCAGCATATGACGACCCTCTCACACCAAACTACTTGGTGGCAACGACGGCTGTTGGTACAGTAACGATATCTACCACGTAGGAGTTTAAAATGGATGCAAAGACGGCAGTACATAAACATGAGAAGGCTCTTCACCCTGGCAAGCCGCTTACTAAGATGGCTAAAGGTGGAAAGACTAATTCGGATATGCTGAAGATGGGAAGGAACCTTGCAAAGGTTGCTAACCAGAAGAAGTCTTCGTTTACTTACAAGTCTCGAGGCCGGTAATGAAAGAGAAAAAAGATCCAAATCAGCCCAAGCCTGCGCCAAATCCGACGACGGCTGGGTACCCTGAGAAAAACGTCAAAACCACCGGTATAAAGATAAGAGGTACGGGGGCGGCGACTAAAGGTGTAATGGCTAGGGGGCCAATGGCGTGAACTATTCGGAGCTTGTAACGGCTGTTCAAGATTATCTTGAAACGACCTTTACGACGGCGGACATCAATACGATGATCCGTCAGGCGGAGCAACGTATCTACAATACGGTGCAGATCGCCAATCTTCGAAAGAATGTTACGGGTCAGCTAACAACAAACAACAAATACTTGCAATGCCCATCAGATTTTTTATCTGTTTATTCTTTGGCGGTTTATCCATCTTCGGGCGGCGATTATTTATATCTTTTAAATAAAGACGTTAACTTCATACGAGAAGCTTATCCAAACCCAACAGATGTTGGAAAGCCAAGGCACTATGCAATTTTTGGCCCTGATTACCCAGGTTCGCCCAACGAGTTGACATTTATTCTAGGGCCAACACCAGACGCGGCTTACAACGCGGAACTTCATTATTACTACTACCCAGAATCAATAGTCACCGCTAATACAACATGGCTTGGCGATAACTTTGATTCAGCGTTGCTCAACGCAACGATATATGAAGGTTCAACATTCTTAAAGCTTGAGCCTGATTTGATGGCTGTAGCCAAAGATCGTTATATCCAGTCGATTGCTCTACTTAAGAACCTTGGTGATGGCAAACAGCGTATGGATGCTTACCGTGATGGACAGGTTAGGGTTCAAGTGTCATGAGTATTGTCCAGGGCCAGACAACAAGTTTTAAGTTGGAACTTTATGAAGGTGTTCATAACTTTTTAACGGACACTTTCA